CTCTTGTGCTAGTGCAGCCATGATTTCTGCTTCAACGTCGATGCCGTGCTGTGACTGAGCGTCTTGTGCAGACTCAAAAGTCCAACGTGCGCTTAGTTTACGAGTTTTAGCTTCGACTGTTTGCTTCAAGATCTGAATGCTTAGACGCTTACCAGCAGCACCTTCTAGTGAAGCAGTGCTTGATGCTTCTGGGTTGCTGTCGTCGTTGTTACCTGAGTATGCACTCGCAATCTTGAATGGTGATAGTGCTTCATCACCTGCTGTTACGTTATCAGCTGTGTCGCTGTAACGAACACGTAAAGTGTGGATCTGACCCACTGGTCCAGTCATAGGCTGAACACCAACGATATCGTTAGCGATAACTGTTGGCATTACACGTCTAATTACTGGTAGGATTACTCTGTTTAGAGTAGCTACGTTACCGGCAGAAGTTGCACCAGCTGTTGCAGATTCTTGCAAATACTTGCGAGTATTTTCAAGTGTGCTTTCCATAACAGCTTTCTTTGTGCCATTTAGGCCTTCAAGAAGTGCAGTTTTTGTATCCTGCCAGCGTCCTTCTAATAGTTCTGACATTGGTTTTCTCCTTAATTTAATCCAGCTAGACGCTTAAATTCGACTAAATTGTCGGCGTCTGCCTTTGAACTAACGTTAGTTTGCGAAATATCTTCGCGATTGCCTGTGATTTCTTTTGCCTCTGATAGGACTGCCTTCTTCTTAGCTGGAGTGTTACCGTCGATAACTGCCGGTAGATACTTGTCAAACGCAGACTGAAGTCTATCAGTTTGTACGCTTTCCAGTAAGTCTGTCATAATTTCACGCTGAGCTTTGCCTAATGGCGCAACTAGGTCGTTCAATTTCTTTTCTCTTGTTGCAGATTCAACTAATGCTTTCTTTTCGTTAGCTGCTGTCTCTGCGATTTTCTTAGCTTTAACAGCTAGAGTTTTTGCTTCTGCAATCTGCTTCTCTTTCATGTCAATGACTTTCATGAGTTTAGCAGTTTCTGACTTTTCGTTTAGGTAGCTAGTGCTATATTCAGCAGCAAATGCTTCAAATAGCTTGCGACCAAAGTCATTTTTACGTGCAGTCTCGATATCTTCTTTCAATTGACCAATTTCTTGACCAAGTTTCTTTGAAACTGTTTCTGATACCAAACTTGCACTTTTTGCAACAAACTCTTTTTGTACTGCTGCAAATTTTTCTTTAGCTTCTTTTACAAGTTTAACCTTGGTTTCTGCTAAGTCTTTTTTATCTTCGTAAAATTCTGCAATTTCCTTAGATAGTGCTTCGACTACGAACTCTTCTAGCTTGGAAAACTTTTCCGCCATTGCTTTTTGATCTTCGTGTAGTTCGCTAACTTCTTCGCTTAGTTGCTTAGTAACAAACTTCTGTAGTAATGCAGCGTTTTCACGCATTTTTACTGCATATTTTGCTTTAGCTTCTGCAAGACCTTTACGATCTTCTGCAAATTCTGCAAGCTCAGTTGCAAGACGCTCTTCAAGCATTGTATCAATAGCTTCTACCATTGTTTGCTTGTCGTGCTCATACTTTTTAGCAAATTCTTCACGGAGTTCAGCAGTGACAGCTTTACGATTTTCTACAATCTTTGCTTCCCATGCTTCTTCGATAGACTGGCGCACTTCTTCTGAAACTACATCATTTTCGAAAAGTGTTTTTAGTGCATCCAACATTTACATTCTCCTTTTATTGGAGTCGACTGATTATATTAATCAGCGATTCTTTTAGATATTTTTGTGCCTTTGCGTCCTCTTTGGTCGCCTGTGCCAGTTCATATGCCTTATACCCACCACGAGTATTCATTAGATGCTCGTAGATTGGCGTTGGATACGCCCCCGGAGCACTTGGCTGAGCGACGACATCAACAGTAATGATTTCAAAGTCACTAACTTCTCCACTGCCGTCCTCTCTTACATTTCCAGACCCTCTTGATGAAACACCTAGTTTAACTCCGCTTTCAAGCATTGTTTTAACTAGTTGTCCCATCGGAGTAGGTAAAATTTTAAGTTTCCCGTAACCGTTATTGCCATCCATATACATATTTGTAATCATATGACTGACACGGTCTAAGTTAATGTTAAGTCCATCTGGATGATCTACTTCGCCGAGAACACTGTAACCTCCGCTAATTTGATCGTTGAGAGTTTTGACAGCCCTGCCAATTTCATTTACAGGATACACACGCTGGTTAGCATTGCGTACACCACCTTGGATACAAATACCTTTTAAGTAAAGGTCTTTGCCTTCGTTAGCAGACTCTACGACCATTCCTGCTTGGTCAAATGTCAAATGCTCTCGTAAGTAATTTCTCATCCGTTGTCCTTAATATTAGCCACCGATAACTGGTTTTGCATCTGCACCTGTTTCTTTAGTTGACTTAGCTTTCTGTCCTTTTAGAGACTTGCTTGCTTTGCCACCTGGTACGTTTACGTTACCTGCATTATCTTCTTTTGGGCTATTTGCAGAACCACCCTTAGCTTCGCCACCTTGTACTAGGTTGCTTGCGTCACCGCCCA